TAGCCATTATTTACGCTTCTTACCTTGTGCTTTACGCATAATTGAATGTGCAATAGCCGCTGCTTGAGCAGGTCTTCTGCCGCTGCGGATTTCGGCTGCAATGTTTCTTCGCAAGGCGCTTTTGCTTGCTGACTTGACTAAAGGCATGTTACTTCCTCTTCTTTGCCGTCTTAGCCGATTCACGGAACGCCTTAGCGGTGGGCGCGCCTGCCTCACCGGGCCTACGCATACGTTCACCGCTGCCTGCTGCAATTCTACGCCGTTTAGCGGCGATATTGGCATATAACCCTAATTTAGCCACTAGGCGCCCATCCAACTGTTTGTGATCGCCGCGCCTTGACCCATGACGAGCCGTCGCGGCTTCTCTCGATACTCGCGGTTAGAGACAGGGTAGGCAAAGGTCACGGCCAGTGCGTCTGCCGCGTCAGGGCTTGCAAGCCCTCGTGCCTTCATGTCCTTCTTGCTCTCCAACAGGATAGCTCCTGATGAGTTAAACTTCTGATGCGGCCCCACCAAGTCGCTCTTGAGTTGGCGGTCAGCGGGCAGGCTCGCCGTGCGTAGCCAGTCCTTCATCTCGCCCCACATCTCTGAGCGTTTGTTTTGGTACATCACAGGGTTCTTGGCTTTCCAGCCAAAGTTTACCCCACGCACCTTATACCGCTGCTCCTTGAGCCGGTCAAGTATGCCGTAGCCTAGACCGCCCTCATCAATGACCGTGAGCGCAGGGTTGTACTCCTCGATCACGTCGATGACGCGCCCTACGGTCGTCATCGTATCGTCGCCGTGGAACCTTTTAACGGCCACGATGTCACGTCCTTGACGCACGACGATCACCGTCGAGTCATGCCCGCCTCGCGCGGGGTCTACCCCCACCACTCGCGCAGCCGTCTCATCCTTGTAGCGAGGGCGCTGCATTGCCTCTTCCACCAGTCGCGGAGCGATGAACTGATCGTCGCCATCGACGGGGAACTCTCCGTACACCTCGACGCGGGCTTGGATGCTGTCGGCGCCGTATTCTGCGATGATTTGCTCGTAGACCGTTTTGTCCGTGTCTTCGACTTGCCGCGCGTCGATGCTTTGCGTGCGCCAGAAATCCCTTTTCGCGTTGAAACACTCATAGAAATACCCCTCATTACGACGTGGGTTACTAAACGCTAACCAGAAGCGGTTCGGCGTGTTCTCCGTAAAGAACCCCGCCGTCACCGACCAGATGGCGTCCGGTATGCCCGACGCCTCGTCGAACACGACCATTACACCGTCGTGGTTGTGAACGCCCGCGTACGCGTCAGGGTTCTCCTCCGACCACAGCCGCCCTTCTACCGACCAGTACCGCGTGCCCTTCTTCAGGTCCCGCTCGACGAGCTCAGCGATCCATTTCGCTGGCATCACGCGGGTGGCAGACACCTCGAACCAATGACTATTAAGTAGCAGCGCCAGCCACTTCGTGATCTCCGCCCAGGTGACCGAGCGTAGCTGCGCCTCGCTGTTAGCCGACACGATGGTCGTCGAGCCGATCCGCGTCGTCAACATCCACAAGATGAGCCAACTGACTAAGGCCGACTTACCGATGCCGCGCCCCGAGGCTGTTGCCATGCGCAGCACCTCGTACGCGGTCGCCTCCTTATTCTTAGCGATGTGCGCTGCGATGTCGCGTAGCACCTGACGCTGCCACTTACGCGGACCTTGGAAGTGCGCGAGCGGCGTGCCGGCCTTGCCCCACGGGAACGCAAACAGCACGAACGCTTCGGGGTCGTCCTTCACCGAGGGCGACCACAGTTTCGCCATGAGTAGCTCTTCGTCTTCGGCGCTATAGATGGGCGTCTGCATGTTCCGCCGTTAGCTTATTAGATAAGGAGTCAGAGGTGTGCCCTAGTGCAGCCGGTGCAGCAGACAATACTCGGCCCTCGATGACGCGAGACTCCGCCTCTTGCAAAGCGGCGACGATGCTGATCTGCTGCTGGACATCGACCTGGACCTGCTGCTTGGCGACCCAACCATGCACATGCTGTAGCAAGGCCAGAGCAGCCTTGCTATCGCCGTTGCGAGCCGCGTCACGCAACTGCCCCGCAGCCTCACGTTCACTATCTGCACGCCCTTTCGCCTCCGCCATCGATGCCAGCGGGTCCATCTGGCATAGCCGTCGATACTCCACCGGCAACATGCCGGCGGCTAACGCAAGACTATCACCCTTCAGGCCGAGGGCGGCAGCGTCATAAATTGACTGAAGGCGGTCCTCGGTCGCTTTGAGCTCGCGTGTCGTCAGCGGGAGCGATTTGAACATGCCGTGACTTTAATGACCCTGTAAGTAAAAGACAAGCGATGTGCAGGGTTAGCCTGCCGGGAGGCCGCGATCTCGAACAACCGTCGAGCCTGTGTGCTGGAGCGGAGTGCCTTAGATGGTGGGCAGGGGGAACCCTTCAGCTACCTTCCAGTCGCTACGTGCGCATCACGTCAGACATCGCAAAACAAATGTTAGCAGAGAGATTTAAAAAATAAAAAAAAATTTCTTGTAAGACCACTATAACTATGACCGGCCACCGCTCGGCCCTGCCCCCCGTTACTTTATAACATTACACCATCAGCCGACGACCCGCGCGTGTAAGACGTTATGTTATAACATAACACTAACCTGGCGCGGTGGGCAGTGTGGGTCATGCCCACAGCATGCGCGCGTAAACTTGTGGGCAATGTGGGCAATCTGTTTTGCAATTGCCCACATTGCCCACAAGCATGCGGGCGGGGCATGGGGGCGGGGGAGTTTGTGGGTCATGTGGGCAATGTGGGCATACCCACCAAAGTTGGCGGCGCTCGAGTTTATGCACGGCCACACGTTTTATGCGCATAAAATTAAGAAATCCTAGGTTCAGAAGATTACATGACCATTTTGCCCACAGAGCCACTTGAGCCTATGTATATAGGCATTTTGTGTGGGCAATCTGCCCTCGTTTTCATTACCCAAACGCTACCCACACGCTACCCACATTTATGTAAGAAAATGCTTTACAAGCGTTTTGAGTTATGGTCTACTGCATTTGTGGGTTAACTAAATAGAGGTACACGAAAAATGGAAATCATCAATTTCATCGATTACAACACAGCCATGATGGCGTCGGTACATCAGAAAATGGATGGCCGTTTCATCGTTCACCTAGACGATCTCGACTCTGACATGCGAGTCCAGCCCTCCCGCATTTTCGACAATGTCGACAAGGCGGCGGCCTACGCCAAATCATTAGTGGGTAAGGCGGCGGTTTAACCGCCGCCCATTCTCTTGAGGAGACACAACATGCAAACGAAAGTAAAAACATATCGGAACGATTGGTCAACCATGCTTGAAAAGTCTGGCATGTGGTACTGCGTCCACGTCCGCAATGCCGCCGGCGATCTACATGACAAGGTGCGATGCGATGACTACCGCATGGCGCTCGACTACTGGCGCGCATTTAATGCCATTGCGAAAAATGGTGCCATATGAGATTGGTATACATCAAACAAGAATACCGCGCCGCCAATGAGGTTGGCCTACTCTACGCAGTCACGTCTGAGCCCAATGCCAATGGGCGCGTCGATATTCAGCCGGTAGTGTGGGACTACGTCGTCCCATCTATCGAGTCCGTTTACCCCTACATGTTGGAGGATGCAGAATGAAATTCTCCACACTCTTTTTCATCATCACCGGCTTATGCATTGGCGGCGCGTACTTTGGCGCGCCAACGCTACTAGCCGCCGCCTACTGTCAAACATTCGGGCTCGTGTGCCTTGCGGCTCGTGACTAAACTCTGTAACCTATTTCCGTTCATTAAACTAACCTAAAGGAAACTAGCACCATGTATACACTCACTGTTTCGCTCGCTCACTTGCGCGCCGCCCGCACTCATGCCGCCGAAAAGGATATTCGCTACTATCTGCAAGGCGTCTATCTTGATACCGGCGCGGGCAAGATTGTCGCAACGGACGGCCACCGGCTATTTGTTGCCAATGCACGCGGCGTCAAGTCCGCCTATCCGTCCGTCATCATTCCGAACGAGACGCTAGATGCGGCATTGCAACAATTTCGGGGCGAGTATGCGCGCGGTAAAAATTTAGGCGGCGTCGAGGTTAAGATTACGATTGACGGCACGCATATCGCGATTGACACGCCTACCGGATCCGTAACGGGTAAGGCGTTAGACGGTACGTTCCCAGAATGGCGCCGCGTAGTGCCTAAGCCTGAGGATATTGGCGAGCAAGTGCCCGCTGTACTCAATACGCAATATCTTGCCGATGCTTGTGACGCGCTTTCGATTGCGCGCAACATATCCAAAAAAGTCGCGGGGCAGCACGCTATCCGGATCCATATGCGCGGCGAGCTTCCTACCGTCATCGCCGATACTACCGCCGACACGCTCGCGCTTGTGATGCCCATGCGTAACGATCTGCGAGCCGAGGTCGCGCGCGTTGCGTGCAGCATGGCGCATGCGGACGCGCTCGCCTACAGTGCCGAGACGGCTGAGCAAGTAGCAGACGAGGCGGCATAAGGCGAAACGCGCGGCGCTCGCATGGCCGCCGCGCGTCTACGGGTGCAGCCCGTACTGATGAGCCTATAACCTAAACTAGGAGACACTACAATGAGCACTGACACCAAGTACAACGGATGGACTAACTACGCCACATGGCGAGTCAATCTAGAGATATTCGACGGTTTCGACCCGTCGGACTACTACAGCGATTTTGACCCTGAAGATATCAGCGCATTGGCGGGCGGGTTGTCGGACTACGCCGACCAAGTGCTGTTTGAGTGCGCCACCGTTGAGGGACTAGCTGCCGACTACGCCCGCGCCTTCTTATCTGATGTGAATTGGTACGAAATTGCCGAGCACATGATCGATGACATCAAGGCGGAGGCGTAAGCAATGAACATCCCAAACTTTAAAACTTACGACGACGGGCGCTTCCGTTGCATGACGCTCACCCTTGACGATGGGCGCTATGTGGTCATTACT